ATAAATAAATGTCTCGATATAATGAATTATATACCATATTTAAATCTTCTTTTTTATCTATAAAATCTTCTAATATTCCATCTACATCCATAGGCATACTATATGATTTTCTATATTGATAAACTAACCCATAAAATATTGAAGGAATTCCATATATAATTAGTAGTATAATTATTATAGTAATAAAAGAATTTCTCATAAGTAAATCATTATCAATATTATCACCCTTTACTTCTGACGACATTAAATATTTATATTACTCTTATAATATATAAAAATAATTATTACGCATATGTAATAATTATAATAATGTGGTTTATATTATATTATTATTATATCATTTATTAATAAAATGTATAATATATATATATTTATTTTATTAATAATAATAATAATATATGCTTCATTATATTATATTTTTGATGATGAATTAATAATATATCAAGTTAAGGCAGAACATTTTGACTTTAATCTATTATATAAAAAACAACCAATTATTATTCAAGATAGTATTAAAGACATAGATGATTTATTGATAAATTGGTTTAATTATAATATTATAGAATATGATGCAAATATTCCAAATATTTTAAGTTGGAATAGAAATGATTTTAAGTATATTCTAATATATGCTGATACACAAGAAGAAAACTCTGTTGAAATAACACTAGGAAATCCTCTAACAAAACAAGAAAATAATATTCCAATATCACCTGATTTATTACCTGATTATAATCAAAAACTTACAACAATAATATTAAATAGAAATAAAGTTCTTATAATACCTTTCAAATGGTATTATCATATTAATATTATTTCAGGAACACCCAGATTTTTTGGAATACACGATTACATAACTTATGGCATATCTATAGGTAGTATGTTAACTCCAAAAAAACAACATAAATAAATATGTCACATTCGTATCATAAATTTAAAAAAAATGATAATATTGTATTCAAAGATTTAGCAAACAAAACATAAATCAAAGAAGAAAGAAACCGCAAAGAAGAAAGAAACCGCAAAGTAAACACCAAGAAAAAATGTCTGTTACAACTCTCGCTATACGTATTAAGGAAAAATTTGCAAATATGCCTAATAACATTAATACCAAAAAGGAGATTGATGACTATTATAATAATGCTATGAAGGATATTAAGAAAACAAATAGTGAAATCAAAAAAGTAATTGCTAAGAAAAACGATAAGATTACTAAAAAAGATGATAGTATTAATACACCAAAAAATTTACATGTAGTAGTAATTAGCAAGATTAATGCAGTAACACCAAAAATACAAGATACTACTTACAATAAAATATCGCAATTTACTAAAGATATTGAACGAATAGCAGAATTAGTTAAAAGTAAAAAAATAAATAAAAAAGGATATAGATTAATATATAATTATGATATCGAACCATCATTTAGCACTAATATTTTAGTAACCGCTCACAAAATAAATAAGAGGTTAATATCTGATAGAAAAGAAGTATTTAATAAAAAATAAATATAGTAAAAAATACTAATTAGATAATACTTTATATTTTTTATCTTTCATAGATAACTCCTCCAGTATACGTTGACGTATTAGGAAAATTTTCATTTGGTATTATTTCAACTTTAACTAAAGAACCAAAATTTCTATTAAAAATTGTTCTAGATGATGTCATATCAATAAATTTAATATCTCTATTATTTAGACTAAAAAATCCTGCATCTTTCATCTTAACAATAAACAAAATAAATTCATTTTCATCAATCTCTCTATTTATTATAAATTCTATACTTTTTGATTCTAGTCCATTACTATCTGTTTTATATACTATTAGCATTTTAGTAATGTAATCTATATTTTCCAGTTGCATTTTACTCCTAATATAGTTATATACGTTACTATGTCGTCTATTTTTACTAATTACTCTATCATCAATTCTTAAATTATCAGGATGAGTGCAGTTTATTTTAATTTTAAACTTATTCATATATATTTACATATATATATATGAATACCTTTATATACACTAAATACAACATATATTATAAATAAATGTGTTCTATCTGTATCATAAATTTAAAAAAAATGATAAGTTAATTATTAATTTTTTTAATTACCAAAAGCAAACCACAAAGCAACCCAAAAGCGAATGCCTCAAACCAACAATATGTCGTCTTTTACTAAGCAGATTATTACCGCTGCAAATCAGATTAATGGTGTTAAAAGAAATAATTCAAGTATACAATACTTTGCATCACGTAAGTAAATTATTTATCACTCTGAATTTATAATATATACTTACAAGTATATGACTATATACGAACTGATAATTAAAATTAATTTATTAGAGATACAGATGAAACACCTTAAAGAAGAAATATTAGAAAAGCGTCTAAAAGATTTAGAAGATAAATTAAATAATGTAGAAAAAATAATAAAAATATAAAATGAAATATATAAGATTATCTAAATAATATCTATTTTTTTTTGCCTTTTTTCTGCGCTTTAGGTTCGACAATACCTTTGCGGTCATTCTCATAATCTTTTAATATGAAATCTCTATGTTCATTCCAAGCATTTTCTAATGCTATTAAATCAGTCATCCAGATATCCTCAATCTTGTTATTACGTAAATTTTTAAGATTATTATTAAGTTCATCAACCTCTTTTTCTAATATAATTTTTCTATCATATGTAAGTTGTGATATAGGCATCTTAAGAAGATAATTAAAGTCTTTCACATCCTTATTTTTTTCTGTATCACCATCATCATTAGGGTCTTTGCCATCGTCATCAATATTACCAGCAACTACAATATTTGTTTCTGTATTAATGCGTGGATATTTTAGTTCTACTAATCTTTTGGCAATATCCACTAATTTTTTATTCATAATTTGAATATTACCAGATATTACATCAATAATAAAGCGAATTTTTGCAGATAATACCAGGAAATCTTTTTCTAAAATCTTAATTTGATATGCTTTTCTTTCAAAGTATTTTAATACTCGCGTTTTTGCCCACTCTTTAATAATATCTGTTGTATTATCATACTTTTGAATAGCGCCACTTTTATTAAATAGATGAATATTATTAATACTCAGGTTTTTGCTTGAAGATATTTTAAATAATTGCTCAAATTTATCTCCAAGAGTTTCTCGAACATTTGCATTAAAATGTAATATAAACTTAACATTCTTAGAAGTATAATGATTCTCGATATACTTAAGATTATTTAGTCCACTAGTTATCATATTTTCTAAAAACTCCTTATAATCTTCCGTCCAAGACCCAATAGGTAGTTCAGTAATTTCTACAGTTTCATTATCAATCCATTTATAAATACCTTTGCTAATATATGAGTTATTTTCAGTCTTTTTAATAGTTCCTTTGAATCCCAAATAATAAGGAACTAAATCATCAATATCTAATATATTAATTGTTTCATATATATTATCTAATCCTTCATCGGTATCTCCATTTAAATCTGCTAATTTGATTGCTTTACATATAAATTTACAAGCATTAATAATTTCACTAGGGTTAAATTGAGGAATATTCGTAGAATATCCTGTGCCAATACCAATCCCTCCGTTTACAAGAATCATAGGAATTACAGGAATATAAAATTCAGGTTCTATTTGCTGTCCATCATCGTCTTGATAATTTAGAATATTATTATCTTCTTCCTTAAAAATTAATCTTGTTAGTTTTGATAATACTGTGAAAATATATCTCGCAGATGATGCGTCTTGCCCACCTTGGCACCTACTACCAAACTGACCGTTAGGTGATAATAAATTAATATTATTTGTTCCAACGTATATTTGCGCCATTCCAACAATTGCCTGCTGTAGAGAAGTTTCACCGTGATGATATGCAGAAACTTCACTAACATATCCTGAAAGTTGTGCAACCTTTACTTCATTAGTATATAATTTACGCTTAAAACAAGCAAATAAAATCTTCCGCGTGCTCTCTTTGAGACCATCGCATATATGATTAATTGACCTTTGCAAATCACGATTACTAAAATGAATCAAATCTTTGTCTACAAATGTCTTAAAATCAATCTCGAGATTTGTATAATCTAATACGTTGTCTTTATCATAATTAGCAAGCCAATCTTTTCTATCATCTGCTCGTTTCTTATTAAATGCTAAATCAATAACTTCATCAGCATTTTTATCATATTTATAAGTTATCTTCTTCATATTTTTAAAATATTCTTTTGATTCTTGGTCTGTTGATGTACCTAACCCTTTGTAATACTTAATTTTCCAAGAACCATTCTTCGCAATATCTGTTTCCGCCCACCTTTCATAATCAGACATATTATAAAACTCAATAACTTCTGTTCCACGATTATTTGTTGCTTTAATGATAGGTGTTAGCATAGATGTAAGAAATCCAGATATTTCATACAATTCATGCCACATACTTTGAAAAATGTTAAATATCAAACCCTTAATATGACTTCCGTCATGGTCCTGATCTGTCATAATCATAATAGAACCATACCGTAATTGACTTAAATCCGTATACTTTTTATTTTGCTCAAGACCAAGGATTTTCTTAATAGCAGTAATCTCATTATTGTCTGAAATCTTTTGTAACGTTGCATCCTTCACATTTAAAATTTTCCCACGCAGAGGGAAAACCCCATATTTATCACGACCTATAACACTAAGTCCAGAAATTGCCATGGTTTTTGCCGAATCCCCTTCAGTTAAAATAAGAGTACAACTTACACTTTCTTTTGTTCCTGCAAAATTAGCATCATCAAGTTTTGGAACTATAATGCGCGATAATTTCTTACCATCCGTCTTCACAAGTTTTTTCTTATCATAAAATTCAGTAATACTTAGAGCCTTATCAACAATACCAATCTTAAATAATTTGTCATAAAACTTATCGCTAAGTTCGCATTTAGAACCAAACTTAGCAACAGGAGTTGTTAATGTTTCTTTACTTTGCGAATCAAAACTTGGATTAACAATTAATGCTTTAACAAATACAAATAAATTATCTTTAATATGCTGTGATTTAACAACTTTTTTCTTTTTAGAAAGTGTCATATCAACCAAATTTTTAGTAATCATATTTGTAATATATTCAATATGCTTTCCTCCTTTGATAGTATTAATACCATTAACAAATGACAAGAACTCAAAAGACCCTGAACTGGATATAGAAGCAACAATTTCCCATCTTTCACCTGATGCTTCATATACGAAAGGTTGCTCTTTCTTATCTAGAAATAATTCACAATATTTTTCAAAATCTTTAATCATTAATTTTTCTCCGTTAAAGAAAACTGATACTTCCTTGGGAGTTGTAGCGCATGCATCAATAACACGCCGATTAAATAATTTATAAATATCATCACTCATATTCTTCATACCAAACCTTTCATAGTCAGGAATAAAACTAATTTGTGTATAAGGCGCTTTTGATGACGCTTTAACATCTGCTTTTGTTCGCTGTGTCATGTTATTGCTAAATGTTTGTGTATAAATCTTTTTAGCATAATGGTCTACAGTTTCAATTACGAACTCTTTAGAAAATATGTTTGTAAGTTTACTACCATATCCATTTTTACCTCCCCAAATTTTCTCTTCTCCCTTATCGTAATTTGTAGATGTTAATAGTTCACCAAATATAAGTTCTGGAATCCATAAATCTCCGTAAGCGCTATGTTTTTTAATATCAACGCCATTTCCGTCATTCATTATAGTTATTCTTCCGGAGACTTTGTCGATTGTTACTTTGATATTCTTAACATGTTTTATATCTTCCTTTCCCTTGTCTTCATCTGCTTTTAGACGCATAGAATGGTCAATCGCATTAACTATAACTTCGTCAAAAATTTTTAATAAACCAGGAATATATGTTAATTCATCGGAAACCATTTTCTTAGAACTATCATCATAAATATAACTTGTGATTTTTTGAGGTTCAATAGAACCGATATAAGTGTCCGGTAGAGCAAGAATATGCTCTAGAAGTTCATATTTTTTATATTTATCTTCTACTTTTTTGTCTTGAACAGGGACACCTTTATCATCATTCTTTTTCAAAGGCATTAGTTATATGGTTGTATTTACAAGATATATATATATTATTTATCAATTTTTTATATATTTATAAAATTTCGTAAATTAAATAATAGTATGTATAACGTGCGAAAATTATGAAATATTTTTAATTCTATCTAAATAATAAAGATAAAAATGCCAATAATAAATGTTGAAACTATGGAAGAATATTCACAATATTTAAAAAGCAATAGATATGTTGTTGCTAACTTTTCTGCATCATTTTGCAAACCATGCAAAGATATATATCCTTTTATTGAAGAATTGGCATTAAATAATCAACATATTACTTTCTTAAAAATAGATATTGAAAATGGATATAAAATTAGTGATTATTATGATATCGCATCAATTCCTTATTTTAAGTTTTATAAAAATGAAGTTGAAATAAACTCATATTGTGGAACAGATAAAAAGATAATTCAAGAATCAATAGATAATATGTCATGTATGTATTT